AATTAATTAATCCTCCCCACCTACCTATACAATCCTACCTATACAATCCTACCTATACAATCCTACCCATACAATCCTACCCATACAATCCTACCTATACAATCCTACCCATTACATATACCTCCTCCCCAATATACATAGATATATTCTATTTATATTATTTTATCTTATATATTATATAAGTATAATATATTCTATTTATTATTATACGTGAATGGTGTCCGTATTTGTTGTTTTGATTTTAAATAGTACTTATTCTTTTTAATATTATCATTGCAAAAATTATACTTATCAATATATTCTGTTTTCCAATATTTAGACGTCAAACTTTTATTAATATTATACGGTAATGTGTATGCATTCATATACATATATTAATTTTTATATATTTAAATAATAATTAAAAATGAAAATAATCACCATAATAGTCTATACCACATTCTGAACAAAAAGTATATCTTTCCCCATAAAGTCCTTCATCGCGTTCATTTACCATTTTATGACCATTATTATCTTTTTTGCATTGATTCGCAATTTGATAATTATTATTTTTCATATCTTTCTCAATATTTTCTAGTTGTTTTAATAAATTTTTTTTCTCTTCTGTTAATTTTTGTTTTTTGAATAAAAGACCTTCCATTAAATTTATACTATTATTTATAATTAAATCGATTATAAATAATATTTATTAGTTTTTAATTTTTACTTTATATATTTAAAAATATACATTTAAAAATATTTTAAGAAATTGTTTATAAATGTCTGAAACAGTTGTTAACCCAGAAAATGTAAATCTTGTTGAAAATAAGGACGTTACTACTGATGTTACTACTGATGTTACTACTGAATTAAAACGCATTTTAAAAGAAAAGGCCACAACATTATTAAAAGAAAAATTACAAGTAGAAAAATTAAATGAAACAGTAATCATTAAGTTTGTTATATTAGTGATGGAATTAGTAGAAGATACAGAAATAAAAGGCAAATCACAAAAAGAACTAGTATTATATGTTGTTAATGAAATTATAAACGAGTCATTATTAAACGATGAAGAAAAAAAAATATACTCCACTATTTTACATAGTGAAAATACAAGTAATACTATAGATCTTATTGTTGATGCCTCAAAAGGTAATTTAAATTTAAATAAAGTTAAAAAAACCGCATTTAGTTGTTTACTAAGTTGTTTAAAAAATTAAAAATTAATTTTATTATCTAGAACAAAAATAAAGAAAAATATAATAATACATTTAACGACGTCTTAATTTTCTTGATTTTCTTGTTTTTCTTTTTGTTTTCTTAGATTTTCTACCTTTTTTTGTTGCTTTATTTTTCTTATTTTTATTTTTTCTAGAGCGTTTATGCATTCTACCTCCTGCTTTAGAATCTTTTCCTAGATCAAGCATAGAACGGCCTTTTTCCATATTGTCTAAATCTAAAGGATCGTGATAAATATTTTTTGTTTGTGATTTTCTTGGAACACTATTAATATCATACGAATGATAATATGGGTGCACAGATTTATTCACTTTGTTTTCTTTGTTTAAACTCATTATAAAATAAAGAGAGAAAATGTTTTATAAATAAATTAAAAATTGAATCAAAAAATTTTTAATTTATTTAATTATAATAAAATAAATTGTTAGTATTTAACATGTTTAACTACACTAAAAGAATTAATAGAGAACTTGAAAATGATGATATCACTCAAATATCTTCATCTATTAAAAGAAAAATCAGATATAAAAATGATATTATAGATATTGAATTTAGTAATAAATATCCATTCGAACCACCTAATAAAATTTTTATTAATGATAAATTATTAGACTATAAATATAATATAGATAATGATGTACAACATATACTAGAAACAATTTATGATACTACATGTTTTCATTGTAAATCTTTAATGTGTGCGGATAATTGGAAACCAGCGAATACAATTATAGATATATTAAAAGAAAATGAAAAAAATATTGACCTTATAGAAGAAATAAAAAAAAATTTATTAACTTCAAAATCGCGATCATCGAAACCACCGCTATCCGAACAACCAAACTGTTCCGATCCAAACTCTAACAAATTTACATAATAATAACTTACTTACTCATACCCTTTACTATTGAACTACATGTAGCATTTTAATATATGTTACTGCATTTTCATAACCTAATTTTTCTGCTTCTACTTGTTGTAATAATGTTTCTTTGTGTTTTTTTTCTATTTCTTCTTGACGTAAATCTTCATCTGTATATTCCAAAGCTTTTAATTTTTTCTCAATTGTATGTTTACAATCCGTACATATAAGATATTCTGAATTATCAATATGTGGAAATACATCAACACAATCCGCATGTTTACATACTCCTAATAAACAATGACGACATACATCGTATTTTTTTCTTTCATCGTTGAAACAAACAAAACATCCCTTCAATGTTATATCATGTTCATTAGATATAACATATTCATTATATCTATTATTGTATACAAAACTCATACTTAATTTAAATTATATTATTTTACTTTTTTAAATATATAAATATATAAAAAAAACTTTCAATTTTATATATTTAGTTATCTTATAATGAGTGATCCTGCAATTACAGAAAATACAACTCTCGAAATTAAGCACGATGAAGAAGAAGTTTTAAAAGAAACTTCTATTGATGTTATTACAACCGTTGAAGAAGTAAAATATGAAGGTCTCATGGAGAGAATAAATATATTAATGGAAGATCAAGATTTTAAACAAAAAATGAATGTAGTTATTACATTAGTATTAGAAATTTATCGTGTATTGATGGGTGCATTTTTAATATTATTTGTTCCACAAAATTGTAATGATAACATTTGTTCACAATCTGATAACTATAATCGCAATGATACATTATCTAAAACTGGTTTTTCAATTAATTGTATTACTATGTTTTCTTTTTTATTTTTGTATTATGTTGAAGTTAAAAGAGAGAATAAATTAATTACTTACTTAGAAGTAAATCGTTTTGAACCTAGAGATAATGAAAGTGTCGAACAGGCGTTATTAAAATTAGAAGATAGTAAAAAAGAAAGTATATGGAAATATGACGGATATTATCAAAAAATGGGATTTGTTTCATTAGGAATGTTTTTATTGAATACCATTGTTAGTTCAATTGTTGTTTATACACATTACTTAGACAATTCAACAGTCACTGTATATTTAACAAATGTTTTATTTTTAGGATTCAAAGTTAGTGATGTATTTTCTACAGTTAATACTAAAAAAAATATTTTCTTTTCTGCTTACCTTAAAAGAAAAGTACAATTCAATGATGTTGATCCTGATAAAAAAATCAAAGATTATGTTGAAGCTTAATTAAACATGCAATTCAACCACTTTAATATCTTCTTCATTGTTTGTGGTAATGTTATCTATTTTTTCATTGCCTTCTAATTTTTCAATATTAAAAAATCGTTTGAATTTTTTTTTTCCTTCTTTATCATAACCATCACACACACGTTTTGGAACCATTTTATAATTTATACTTTTTAAAATTTGTCTAACTAAATTTAATAAGGGCCATGATTGTTTTTTTTCAGCAGTTGATTGTAATGAATTTAAATAAGATGATTTGAATTTCTTTTTTAATTCAGGTATATTATTTTTTATATCTTTATATCTTTCATCACATAAAAAAATCTCTCTTGGTATTAATAGTTGGTTTATATCTGAAATTTTATTTATATTTATATTTATTTTTTTAAGTATCAATAGTACTATTTTTTCAGTAATATCGTCCATTATAATTTAATATATTATATAATATATCTAATTATATCGCATTTTAATTATTAAATAAAGATTCTTTTAAAGTTTCTTTTTCTTTTTTTAATGTTTTATCTTCATTATTTGATTTTTTACTTCCTCCACAACCACATCCTCTTTTAGGTCGTTCCATTCTTTTTGGGGTTTCTCTTTCTTCTTCTTCAGGTTCTCTTTCTTCTGGGTATAAATCTTCTTCTGCTGATTTCAATTCTTCTACTAAATGTCTTAAAAATATTATACCTATTTTTTTTACTCTATCCATTATACAATTAAAATATAAAAAAATTTTTACAAAAATTCTTATTTATTATGTATAACTTGTGACTGTATAATTTTCATCATTTTTTTCATAATGAGCAATCACACGCGGATCTTGTTTATTAGATAAAACATCTGCTGTATTATATACATTTTTATTATTATCTATATAATGAACAATACCTTGGATTTCTACAACAGATAATTCCTGTTTTACAGTTGTATCTGTTTGAATCTGATCTGTTATTACACCATGTGGTGTACCCTTTGAATGAGTACCACAAAATTGATTACCTTCTTTCTTTCTTCTCGTACATTGTTCATTATTCGCACGTTTAGCACAACAACGTTCAAAAACTGGTACAGTATTTTTTATTCTCTTACGCTTAACCAAATCATCTTTCGCTAATTCTAATTTATTATAATTATATACAAATGAAATTAATTGATCTTTATTATCTATACTTTGTATTTTTTCTACAAGATCTGTTTTAAAAATTTGTAAATATGTTTGTATCTTTTTATTTAACCTGCGTTCCATATTATATATATAATACATTAATATTTATATTAATCTATCAATTTTATTTGAAAATAAATATAAAACAATATTTAATTATTCAGTTTTTTCTCATTTTCCTTTATTTTTTTTCTTAGTTTTTTTTTCTGTCCTTTTGTTAATTGAAATTTTGAATCAGAATTGTCTCCAGTTTCACTAGTAATATTAGAAGCATTTGTAACTACGGAATATTCACTAACAATGCTTTTATTATCATCATCTATTACAATAGGTTCTTCTTGAGATACAATAGGTTCTTCTTGAGATACAATAGGTTCTTCTTGAGATACAATAGGATCATCTTCAGAAGAATTTAATTCTTCTGAAGATTCTACCATCTCACTTTCTTCAATCAATAATTGTTCTTCCATGTCTTCTTCTTCTTGATCTATAAGAGGTTCTTGTATACTAACTGAATTTTTTTTTATAATAATATTTTCATTTATTTCGTCGTCAACTATTAAAGATTTTTCTTCTACAAAATCACTTGATATATTTTCAACTATTTCAGTTAAACTAACATCATCTGTTTCCAATTCATTAATATTTATTTTAATATTTGAATCCATTGTTTTTCTTCTATTTTTTTTTTCGCTAGGTGATATCATCTTTTTTTTTGTACTGATATTACATTTACTTATACTTCGTTGTAATGTATTTATAATTTCACCAGTTAATTCCTCATCAACATCAGAATCGTCGTTAAATTCAAACATATCATCATCTCTATAATTCATATTACCTTTATTATCATTTAATCCATTATCAAATACTATATCATGATTTATTTGTGTGTAAAATACTTGTATTTTAGTTATAAATCTTTGCAAGTATTTAAAATGCAATTTATAGAAAAATGATAAATAATTTTCAAATAAAATTATTTGATTCTTAAACATAGATACTTCATAACTAAATGACGAAACAAAATTATTAATATTTAAACCAATACTTTGTTTTTCTTCATGTTCTTGTAAAATTTTTTCTTTTTCAGATAATTTAGCATGTAAAAGAGCTAATATACTTATTAATTCATTATTAATTAATTCAAATTGCTTAAATTCATATTCTTTATCCGGTTCTAAATCTTTATAAACGATAATGTTATTTTTATTTTGATTAACAATATCATTTATTTTAGTATCAGATATATTATCTTTTATATAATTCACAATTAATTTATATAACTTATAATATTCGCAATACATTCTATTTAAGATTCTTTTATAAAAATGTATAACATTACTATACTCATCATCCAATAATTTATTTTGAAAATAAAACGAATCTAAGCCAAAAATAAAAACATTTGATTTATTATTTTGTATAAAATCTATATATATATCTTTTAATTTATCTAATTTTATTTTCAAGTTATTTAATAATAAATCTACTTCATTTTTTACCTTTTTTAAATTCGCAAACTTATTTAATTCACTCATATATAATTATATTAGAAATTAATAAAATATAAAAATATATGAATAATATATAATTATAATGACTGAATTAAAACCTATTAATTTAGAGAGTCATGACGATAACGAAACTACAACTAATACTGAAAATTTGACCTTCAAATATGTAGAATGGAAAGAAGAACATGAAAAAATTCTTGTAGAATGGGCAGATAAAGCAATGTGTTATAGATGGCTCCACAGTAAATCTCATCAAAGGTATTCATCAAAACACGCATGGTACACAATTCCTGTAATTATAATGAGTACATTAACTGGTACAGCAAATTTTGCCCAAGATAAATTTCCTCCTGAATACAAATCATTAGCGCAAATGGGAATTGGTGCTGTGAATATTTTCGCAGGTATTTTAACTACTATAGCACAATTTTTAAAAATTGGAGAACTTAATGAATCACATCGTGTTAGTGCTATTTCATGGGACAA